GCGTTGAATGGAATACAATAAATATGAAATTTGCTTCTGTTACAGAAGCTGGTGGTGCAAAATCAGTAGATAAAGCGCTTTTAGAAATTTTAAAAAATTCTTTTAGTGCAGGATCAGGAGTTCCAAATTCCCAGGATGATGCTTTAACAGGTATTTCTAAGATTAATTTTAGAGATTCTATAGGACAAATTCAAATAGTTCAATTAGGATCAGATGGAGATGCAAAAAATCCAATTGAAACTTGGACTTTAGTAAATCCATTCTTCACTAATATTAAATTTGGTGATCTAAGCTATGACAGCGAAGAAGTTGTAGATGTTGAATGCACGGTTCGATATGACAGCGCAACATATACTCCTGGCACCAACGCAGAACAATAATTTAAGAGGGAACATAGATGGCATTTTGGAATACAGCACCAGAAGTTAATAGACAATATCGCTGGTATATGGTTTTTGGTAGTGATGTAAATAAGTTTACATTTGCTCTTAAAAAAGCGGCAAAGCCAACGATGAAAATCTCCGAAGTACAACATAAATATTTAAATCATTTCTTCTATTATCCAGGAAGAGTTGAATGGGAACCAATTTCTGTTACATTTGCCTCTGTTAAAACTCTTGATAGTGCTGACACAGCAGACTCATTATTGATTAAAGCTCTTGTATCAAGTGGATATCAATTACCAGCTGCTGATGCTCCTGGAAATTACAAAACAATCTCAAAAACAAATGCGATTGCACAATTAACAGGAGAGTCTAAAGGCGGAACGTCTGTTAGATTGTCACAAATTGATGCAGATGGAAATATTGTAGAAAACTGGAGACTATTTAATCCTTTCTTCACTGAAGTAAAATATGATTCTTTGGATTATTCTTCTGAAGAAATCTTAAACATTGATGTAACAATCAAATATGATTATGCTACATTAGATAATGAAGAAGGAAATTTATTGTTAGGACAATAAAGAAAGCAGGTAGTTTATGAGAAATAATGAAAATAGATTAGGCGTACAACAAGAACAACAAACAGTATTACCACCACAATTCGCGCAGCAGCAAACTCAGCCACAACAATTAAATTTTATTGCCCCAACTGAGTTTGTTGAATTGCCATCAAAAGGTATGTTATACCCAGTAGGGCATCCTTTAAAGGGCAAAGAAGTCATCGAAATCAAACAGATGACTGCAAAAGAAGAAGACATTCTAACGAATAGATCACTTCTTAAAAAAGGCGTAGCTTTAGACAGACTATTAGAATCTCTTCTGGTTGATAAATCAATTAAACCAGAAGAGGTTCTCATTTGCGATAAAAATGCAATTCTTGTGTCTGCTCGTATTTCCGGATATGGTCCAGAGTACATCACACAAGTAACTTGCCCATCCTGTGAGAAAAAAGTAAAAAGTTCATTCAACCTTCAAGAAAAGTTAGAAGAATTCTCAGAAGAGGAAGAAAGCAAAGCTCAAATTTCAGAGAATGGAACATTTTTTATTACTCTACCAAGCACAAAATGGGTAGTAGAATGTAGAGCATTGACTGGACAAGATGAAAAAAAGATTGTCTCTATCGTAAACAATAAATCAAAAGAAGAACTTTCTCTATTAGACCAATTAATGATGCTTATTGTATCTATTCAGCAAGTAACTGATAGAGCAGTAATTAAGCAGGCCGTAGAAGCCCTCCCAGCTTTAGATTCAAAATTCTTAAGAAGAGAATATGATAAGCTGATTCCAGCTCTAAACCTAAAGCACACATTTAATTGCAAGAATTGCGACTATGAAGAGGCTATGGAGGTGCCTCTCACTGCTGACTTTTTTTGGCCTAAATAGTGAATATCAAAAAGGATTGTACGAGCAATTCTTTTATTTAAAATATTATGGTGGTTGGAGTATTTTTGAAAGCTATAATCTTCCAGTAGGCTTAAGAACCTGGTTTGTAAATAAACTGTTTGAGCACATGAAAGAGGAAGCAGAAGAAATAAAGAAACAATCAAAAAGTAAATAAGGATGAGCGGTGTAAAAAGCCGCTCATTTTTTTATTTGCACTAATTACTTTGTACATTTTTATTATTTGGTGGAAAATAGATGGCTGAAGAAAAAGATCCCAAAAAAGAGGCTGAAGAGTTAAAGGCTCTTAACGATGAAAGAGAGAGAGCTAATCAACTTGAAGCTGATGCCAAAAGAATTAAAGAAACTTCTTTGCAGTTAGCAAAAGACGAGCTATTGGAACTAAAAGCCGAAAGAGACGCATTAAAAGAAGCTACTTCTACCCGTGAAAATAGTAAAAAATTAAGAGAAAAAGAGACAGAAGTATTAAAACAAGAATTAAAAGTAGAAAGAGAATTAATAAAAGAGCAGCAAAGAAAAGGTATACTAAACGAAGCTGAAGTTACTGCTCGCTTAAAAGCAATAAAACAAAAAGAAAGAGAATTAAAATTAGACGATGAAACTCTAAAGAAGAACAAAGAGTTAAATAATAGCTTAGTTGCTTCTATTTCTAATTTTCTTGGACTAAGCGAAGCAATTAGTAGAGTAAGACCAGAAGGCATGATTAATACTGCCGCTGAATTAAACCAAATTTCCACACAGATTGCACAAACTGGTATTTCTATGGACCAGATGTATGGAAGTTTCTTAAATCTTAACGACATAACAGACAGAACAAATAAAAGCTTTGGCGTATTCGTTGGACAAGTAGCTTCTGCTGAAGGTGGCGCAGAGGCTTTAACTCAATATGGTATTGGTTTTAAAGAATTGAGCGAATCAGCAATGGGCTTACGCATGTCCATGGCTGGTTTTAGCGATGCTTCTGCTGGTATGCAGAGTTTCTTGGCAGGAAATGCTGCAAAGATGAAAAATCTTGGCGTCTCAGTAGAAGAACAAGGAAAGAACTGGAACTTTTTGACTAAATCACTCGGCATGACCGGCCTTAAGGCAGTGGAAACAACTGATAAATTAGCAAAAGTTGCTATTTCTGCCGGAATTCCAGTAAAAAACCTTATAAAAGATTTCGGACAAATTGGCCCACAATTAGCAGCACAAGGACCAAAAGCTGTAGAGATATTTAGTAATTTAGCAAAAGAGGCCAAATCTCTAGGCGTTGAAGTAAGCACATTGATGGGCACGTTCGGCTCTGCTATGGATACTTTTGAAGGCGCTGCAACTGCTGCCGGTAAATTTAATGCTGTTATGGGTGGTGATTATCTAAACACGATGGAGCTGCTGAATGCAACAGAGGATCAGCGCGTTGAGATCGTCAAACGTCAAATGGATGCAACAGGACAGAATTTTGCAACAATGAGCAAATATCAAAAAATTGCTGTTGCAAATGCTTTAGGCATCAAAGATGTCAATGAAGCACAAATGATTCTTGCTGGCAGCACGGATGAGATGAGAGCAAAGAAAGAAAAAGAAGCCGCAACACAAGAACAGTTAAATAAACTGCAAGCGGATGCAGTAACAATTGCAACAAAGCTTGGATCAGTATTCCAAGTTGTTTATGGTGCTATGTTGCCGCTACTTGAAATTATTCAAGCGGTTGCAAATGCTGTTCTAAAATTAAATGATCTTTTTGGAGGAAAACTTGGAATTATTGTTGTCGGTCTTTTGATGACAAAAATGCTTGGTAGTCTAAGAACTTCACTTTTTAACGTTGAAACTGGAATAGTTTCAACAGGTATTGCTTCGCTAAAAACAGCTTTTCAAGTTGGTGGTTTATCTGGCGCGTTTAAGCAACTGTTCAATATCCCAGTAGGCGGTTGGTTTGGACTTATTTTACAATTTTTACCATTAGCAATTATGTTATTTGAAAGTTTTCATGACACTTTGCTTGTTCCCCATTCTCCTATTTTAATTGATACGTTGAGCACTACTTTGCCAGCGGCTTTTAATGCCATAGGCAATTCTTTAAAACCATTAATTGGACCAATGCTTGCATTTGGCGCTGCAATGTTAATGGTTGGCGGAGGCGTTCATCTTGCCGCTAAAGGTCTTGCTGATTTTGTTAGATCTTTCGGTCAATTAAATACAGAACAATTAATTGTTGCTGGAGTAGCATTACTTGGCTTTGGTATGGCGATGGAAGCGATTGTTGTAACAATGGCAGGTTTGGCTGCTTCTGGTGTCGGAGAAGTCGGTGTTGGATTAATGCTTGCATTTGGTGCTGCTGTAGTTATGGTTGGAGCTGGTGTGTGGCTTGCTGCAAATGGAATGAAAGAATTAGTTGAATCTATTAGTAGCTTAAATTTAG